GTCCGAGGGCGTTGACCTGCTGGCCGATGGCCGGTACTTCGTGGCCTTCCCATCCAGCATTGAAGGGCGCAGCTACCAGTGGGAGGCGTCGTCCGACCCGTTTGATGGCATCGCACCGTTCAGCATTCCAGACACCTGGATGCAGTCCTACAGGGCCATGCGCAAACCGGATAACCGCCAGGTGGCCAGCACAGGCGGTGGTCTGATTCAAGGCAGCCGAAACAACGGTCTGACAGCCCTGGGCGGCGCAATGAGGCGCTACGGCATGACAGAGGCCGAGATCATGGCGGCGCTGTCGATTGCCAACGAGACCCGCTGTGAGATACCTTTGCCGTCATCTGAGCTGTCCCAGATCGTCAAGTCGGTCTGCCGGTACGAGCCGGAGTCAGATGTGGCAGCATCCACCAGCATTGGCAGCGATGCAGCAGAGGCAATCCTGGCGGCCACTAGGGCTGAGGTGCAGGAATACTACTTCACCAGGGCAACGTCCTACCTCGGGCAGCCAGCTCCGCTGCGGTGGATCATCAAGGGCTGGATTCCAGACAGCGGCGTCACAATGGTCTACGGTGAGTCCGGCTCTGGCAAGACCTTCATCACGCTGGACATGGCCTGCCACATTGCTGCTGGCCTACAGTGGCACGAACACAAAACCAAGCTTGGTCTGGTGGTCTACATGGCCGGAGAGGGCAACTATGGCCTGCGGCAGCGGGTGACCGCCTGGTGCAAGACACACGGCGTCCAGAATTTGGACAACCTGTTGATCTCGAACAAGGCCATCGACATTGACAGCCCAGCCGCTGCGGCCCAGATCATCAACGCAGTTCGAGAGATCACCCAGGACGATGCAGTGGCCGTCTTCATCGACACGGTCAACAATCACATGTCCGGCAATGAAAACGATGCCAAGGACACCAGAAACATGCTCAACGCCTGCAACATTGCGGCTAGAGCGCTCAGCGCTGGTGTGTGTCTCAATCACCACACAGGGCATGCAGCCGAGGCAAAGCAGCGCGCGCGCGGATCAAGTGCTTGGAAGGCATCGATGGATGCAATGATCCTGGTGGCCAAGAACGATGACAGCATCGAGATTGCCTGCACCAAGATGAAGGATGCAGAGCCTCCGAAACCATTATTTGGAAAGCTCCAGACCGTGCCGCTGGGCTGGATCGACGAGGACGGAGAGGAAATTAAAGGCGCAGTATTTGTGATTGAAGAAAATGCGCCTGAGCAAAAACCTAAAAAAGAATCTGAGATTCAAAAAGATATTCGGAAATTCACAAATGCGTGGTGGGCTGCTGGCGCAGAAGACCGCGACAAAATGCCTTATCTGTCTCGCAGTGCGCTGCTTCAATATCTCACGACGAATGAAGGACTGACAGAATCGACTGCAAAAACATACGCTCAGGAAAGTAAAAAAGGCAGGCTGATTTATAACCTGCTGAATGCTCAGATTATTGTGGCGCATGAGCATGGATGGATGGTCTCGGACAACGCAACTGCAGCGACTTTGATGGTTCGCAGGGCAGAAAAGTAGGTTGGGACAAATGGGACAAGACAGGACAAAGTGGGACAAGTGTCCCGAGGACAAGGCGTCGGCAGCCTGGGACAGGACAGGACACACACCTTTAGGGTGTGTCCCATTGTCCCAGCCACGATGTGGCGAAAATTGACCCAGAAGGAGGCAACCTGTGGATAACTGCAAGACCTGCGGATCAGATCAGCTCAAGATCGGCATCACCAACATCGCATCAGGTGCGACCGTGTATCCGATTTACTGTGCAGCGTGCGGTGAGGTATTCGCAAAATATGTGAAGAAAAGAATCGCGCAAGAATATGCGCGAGAAAATGGACCGCTGCAATATGTGAAAACTAAAACAGCGGAATATATTGAGAAAAAACAAATCCAGATTAAATGCGAAGTGTGTGATGCTAATGAAGCTGAATTACATCACTGGGCACCGCAGTATTTATTCGGCGAGGAAGCAGACCAATGGCCCGTTGGGTATCTTTGCCGCGCGTGCCATCGCAAATGGCATGATCTTGTAACCCCAAACATGAGCGCTAGAACATGACCGAACCAGCCGACCAACCAAACTTCGCAACCTGGCAACACGACACCTTGGCAAAGTTCGCAGCCGAGGTCTATGCCAAGCTGCAGGCCGAGCAGGCCGCAAACGAGCAGCTCAGGCTTGATCTCAAGGACGCCATGAGGATGGCGAGAAAACAAATTCTGGAGGACAATCGGGTATGACCACGAAATCACACAAAGTAAATCCAGCCGATAAGGTAGAGCAGGGGCCCATCGAGAAGCTGGTGCCATATGCCAAGAACTCGCGCACCCACAGCGAGGAGCAGGTGGCCCAGATCGCGGCCAGCATCCGCGAGTGGGGCTTCACCACCGCAGTCCTGGTGGACGAGTCCGGCAGCATCATTGCCGGTCATGGTCGCGTGATGGCGGCTCGCAAACTCGGCATGGCATCATTGCCGGTCATGGTGGCTGCTGGCTGGACCGATGCTCAGAAGCGCGCCTACGTCATCGCTGACAACAAGCTGGCGCTAAACGCAGGCTGGGACAACGAGCTGCTGGCGCTGGAGCTGGGTGAGCTTGGTGATCTTGGGTTCGATCTGGACTTGGTGGGGTTCACAGATGAGGAGATTGCGGCGCTGATGCCTGAGCAGATTGAGCCTGGCCTGACCGATGAGGATGCCGTGCCGGAGGTGCCTGAGCAGCCAGTCACGGTGCTTGGCGATGTTTGGGTGCTCGGTAAGCACAGGCTCATGTGTGGTGACTCGACCAGCATCGATGCAATACAAAAATTAACCGAAGGCCAAGCCCCAGATTTTGTATTTACTGACCCACCTTATGGTGTGGCTGTTGTCAAAGATGGCATGGTTGGCGCCGACTTTGGTGTCGCAAAAAAAGGCAATTACAAACCAATCATTGGCGATGAGACAACCGATACAGCAATTGAGGCATACAACGCATGTGTGGCCATTGGTGCAAAAAAGATCGTTCTTTGGGGTGGTAATTACTTTTCAGACAAATTGCCACCATCATCATGCTGGCTTGTTTGGGATAAGCGAGGCGACTCAGGCATCGTCAACACATTTGCAGATTGCGAGCTGGCATGGACAAATATGACCAGTCCGGCCAGAGTTCACAAACAGCTTTGGAATGGCATGATCAGGGAAGGCGAGCGCGACAAACGAGTCCATCCAACACAGAAGCCAGTTGCATTGTGTGAATGGGGAATCTCAAATTACACAGACAAAAACGCATCAGTCCTTGATCTATTTTTAGGTTCTGGCAGCACATTGATGGCATGCGAGAAAACGAATCGCAAATGTTTTGGCATGGAGATGTCACCAGATTATTGCGATGTCATCATCAAGCGCTGGCAGCAATTCACAGGCAAAATCGCAGTTCACGCAGAAACTGGACAACCTTTCGCGGAGGTTAAAGATGGCAACAAAGAAGCCAAAAACTGAAAAATCGGTCGTAAAAAAGGCTGGACCGAATGGCGGCGCTCGGGAAGGTGCTGGCAGACCAGCCTTCGAGCCGACCGACGCAGAGCGTAAACAGGTCGAGGCAATGTCAGGCTACGGACTGCCAATCGAGCAGATCGCAGTCCTGGTGCGCGGCGGCATCGACACCGACACGCTGCGCAAGCACTTTGCCACCGAGCTGGTGGCAGGCAAGGCCAAGGCCAACTCTGGCGTCGGTCGGACGCTGTTCCAGAAGGCAATGGGCGGCGACACCGCTGCCATGATCTGGTGGTCAAAGACCCAGATGCGGTGGGCTGAGACCCAGAAGCACGAAGTCACAGGGGCTGACGGTGCGCCTCTGGAGTTCAGGGAGATCAAGCGCGTGGTCGTCAAGGCATGACCGTCCTGCAGCTCCAGACCCCAGAATGGGCGCTGCCTTTGATGGAGGCCAGTCGCTACAAGGGCGCATGGGGTGGCCGAGGCTCCGGCAAGTCCCACATGTTTGCCGAGCTGATGATCGAGGCCCACATCATGGACCAGAAGCGGCGCAGTGTCTGCGTGCGCGAGGTCCAGAAGTCGCTGGCTCAGTCGGTCAAGCGCCTGCTCGAGACCAAGATCGAGCAGATGAACGCTGGCGCTTACTTCGAGGTCCAAGAAGCCGTCATCAAGTCCAAGAAGGGCGACGGCATGATCATCTTTCAGGGCATGCAAAACCACACAGCCGACTCAATCAAGTCGCTGGAGGGCTACGACTGCGCCTGGGTGGAGGAGGCCCAAAGCCTGAGCCAGACCAGCCTGGACCTGCTGCGGCCAACCATTCGCAAGCCGCAGTCTGAGCTGTGGTTCACCTGGAACCCGCGCCAGCAGACCGATCCGGTCGATCACCTGCTGCGTGGCCCGACGCCACCAAAGGATGCGACCGTCCTGAAGGTCAACTTCACCGACAACCCGTGGTTTCCTGACGTCCTGCGCGACGAGATGGAGTACGACAAGCGGCGCGATCCGGACAAGTACAGCCATGTCTGGATGGGCCAGTACCTGACCAATAGCAGCGCCAGGGTCTTCAAGAACTGGAAGATAGACGAGTTTGAGGCACCGCGAGACGCCATCCACCGGCTCGGCGCAGACTGGGGCTTTGCCATCGATCCGACCGTGCTGGTGCGCTGCCACATCATTGGTCGCACCTTGTACATCGACCACGAAGCCTACATGGTGGGCTGCGAGATCGTGAACACCCCAGAACTTTTTATGACCGTGCCAGAGTCCGAGAAGTGGCCAATCGTGGCCGACTCGGCTAGGCCAGAGACCATCAGCCACATGAAGAAGAACGGCTTTCCCAAGATCATGACGGCGGTCAAAGGCCCGAAGTCGGTCGAGGAAGGCATCGAGTTCTTGAAGAACTACGACATCGTGGTGCACCCACGCTGCATCCACACGATTGACGAGCTGACCCTTTACAGTTATAAGCAAGACCCACTGACAGGTAAGATTCTGCCGATCCTGGAGGACAAGAAAAACCACGTCATCGACGCCTTGCGATACGCCTGCGAGGCGGTG